AAAGAAGTTTGATGCGTTGGAAGGTGCCTTCTGAAAAAGCCCTTGACCATACCAACGTTCCAGGTAATACGATTCCTCCTGTCGTTACTGTTTCGTCAACTCCTTCCCCAATTGCTGTGCCTATTTTCCCGAAAGGAATTGGAACAGGTGCTCCATATTGCACGAGAGCAGAAAAACCGCTAAAGCTGCTCGTTTGGTTAAAGCGGCTTGGGCCGATCTGGTCTGGCAGTTGCTGCTGGCGAATTTGCCTTCGCTTTTCTTGGTCTGGTATGCTTGGCTTCGGGGCAAGTAGCACAGAAGCTGCTGTAAGCGCAACGCCAATAACAAGATTAATTACAATTGCTGTAAGCGATACAGCCTCATTGACAATATCTGGTACGTTTTCGTACGCTGCAGCCCTTACGCGGGGCTGCATATTGTTGTATTTTATTAATTTTTTATATTCTTCTTTAGTGCAACCTAGAAAATCTACAAGCTCTCTTTCATACGGAAGCAGCGGCGGATCGAAAGGTAGCTTATTGGCTTCCAGTCCACCCTCATTATCGTTCGATTGATGTAAAGGATTCCCGCTTTCCATACAACGCCAAAAGCCAGTGGATTGCTGGCGAGTAATACTATGTCGCCATCATAGACCGGCTTTTCTACCCAATAGCCGTAGGTAGAGATCTGACTAAATATTTCACGTGTAGACATTGTATACCAGACATCCTGTACACCTGGGTTTTCAATGCCCATGGCGTCTAAGGCTTGAAAAACTAAAGAGATGCAGTCCACCTTGTCGCCGTTTTCTCCATAGCTGTACTCCTTCCCAATTAGTTGGCTACACATTGATTGAAGAGGTGATAGGAATCTTGCCAACTAGCTGTCTGTTCAGTACCCGACCGGGAATATTACCACTCACAGCGTTGATCACACTGTTAAGCTGCAGCTCTAATGTTGCTTCGTTCCAGCCCCCATTCCCTACTTGACCTGCGTATGAGTAGAGCTGGCTTTTTATCGTGAAATCGTCGTTCAAAAGCACAATGTTTGCTCTTGCTGTCCACCGTAAAAGAATCGCGTCCTGTGCCCAGCTACGTGTAACGATGTTTGAAGGAAAAACTAGGCCCGCTTCAACATTATCACCTTGCAAACTTGTTACTGCGCCTGAAAACGAAAACGGAGCAAATGTAAAAGTCTCACCATTAAAATTTACGCTATTGGATACACGGTAATTCTGCATCCGCATCACTGGCTGGCCATCTTGGCTAAGGGTTACCAATACTCCAATGTTTAGTTCCATTAGATTCCGATCTTACTGCGGGCTGTAGGAGACATCATAAGCTTTCGCAAAGTAAGTGTTTGACCTTGTTTTGCACCCTCTTGGGCGGCACGGGCAAGACCTGCCTTGAAGTCTTCTTGCTTAACATAACCTTCACCCTCAAACTGCAGGGTCGGGCCGGTGGAAATATTTATGACTGGGTTTAAAGTTTCATTCCTTCCTGCGACTGTTCCAGTGCTGTCACCTGCTTCGCTTAAAAGGTTATTTCCTGGGCTGTATTTTGCTAAGGCAGCTCTACTGTCCTCATTACTAAGCACCGTACCTGAAGTTTGTGGAATTAGAAGTTCCGGCCCGCGCTCGCCCACGATGTAGGGCCTGTTTGCGCTGACTGGGCCGCCGTCTGCTCTAAACGCACCAGCAAAGGGCGTTCCACCGCCAAAGTCTCCAAGTGTGTTGCCCGTAATACTTGGAGCGGATGTATCGAAGTTCAGCCCGCCGCCACCGCTGCCACTTAAACCTGCAAAAGCCTTGGCCAAACCAATCGCGATATACTGAGCGATCAAGGTTGCTGCAGTCTGAATTAACTGGTCCGCAATCGTATTCAAGAAATCGGCAAAGGCTTCTTCGGCGCTCTTCGTTCCAGCGACTACTTCCTGGAGGCCGCCAACAAGTGAGTTGACTGCGGGTGAAACCGCCTCAAAAGCTTGGTTAAAGCGGAGCTGTTGCTGCTCTGCCTGGCTTAAGGTGTCTAGCAACCCTAAAACAGCTTGTCTGCGTCCTTCTAATCGCTCTATTTCAGCTGTTGCATTTGCGTTTCCGCCCTTTTCTGCTATTCGTAGTTTTTCTATTTGTGCTGTTAAATCTCTTTCAGCATCTTCTCTACGTCTGGTCTGACTAATTTGCAGTTCAAGGGCTTCTGATCTATTGAAGGCGCCAGCGTCTTCAATTTGCCTTTCAAAACCTACAGTTATCTGCTCTGTTTGCTGGCTAAACTCTAAAGCTGCAATTTCTCTGGCTGTAACCAAATTTTGCTCTCTTTTTATTGCCTGCTCCCTTAATAAAGCGTTTTGAGACCGCAGGTTCTGAAGCTGGGCGTCAAAAACTTGGTTAATTTCAGCAGCATCCCCAGGGAACTTGCTTTGCTCTAAAGCTCTTTGACGACCTAGCTCTAAAAGCCTTTCCTGTAAAGGTAATCTCTCAAACAGTGCTCGGTTTTGTATCCTTGCTGCGCCTAGTTCAGTTGCTTGAAGTTCTTTACGTTTCGTGTCTATATCTAACTGTTTAATACTCTCCTGTAATAAGCTTTGCTGTAATTGTAAAGTCTGTGATACAGGTAATTTGGGCGCTTTTGGTGCGCCTTTTAGATCGTCTTTTTCTGGTGTGCTTAGCTTTAAGGGGTCTCTTCCTTTTTGGGTTTCAGGAGGATTACCGACAAAAGTGTTTATATCTCTTACAAGCTGACTTCTTCTTCTTTCTAGTTTGTCTATGTTATCTTGTACTCGTGATTTAGACTGTGTACCTATAACTTTATCAAGAAGTTCTCTCTCCTTATTAATTTTATCACCGATTTCTACGAGTTCTTTTTGATTCCGTTCAAAAGTTTTTGGGTTAAGTACGTCAATATTTAAACCTTGACTGATTTTTTCAAAAAGAGGTTGCAATACTTTTAGTGTATTTGTAGCAAAGTCTTGGAATTTTGCTCCAAGAGCCAGTAATAGTGGTCCTGCTGCACGGTTGGCGTCTTCTAGCGCCTTTTCTAGTCTTGCTCCGGCCTCTGCGGGAGAGTCGCCAATCCTTCTTGCAGCTGGTTCGTACTTATCTCGTAAAAGGTTTACAAATGTAGTTGTAAATTCTTTTGCGTCAACTTCACCTTGCTCTAGTGCTTTCTCCAGCTCTTGTGCAGATCTGCCAGTAGCTTCCGCAAATAGAGCAAACGCTCCAGGTAAGCGGTCACCGATTTGACCCCTAAGCTCCTCAGCGCGGACTGAGCCTTTTGATATGACTTGGGTAGCCGCTCTTAAAACTCCGTTTAGATCTTCTGCGTTGCCCCCAGTTGCTTTTGTTGCAGCCGCTAAACCCCGATAAGTGTTTTCAATCTCTTTAATGCTGCTGCCGTTGGCTTTTGCAGCGGCACTTAGCTGTGTAAAGTTTTTTGTGGCTTCAAGGATTGGCTGATTAAAATCTCGCGCAGCCTTGTCTAATATTCTGAAGCCTTCTCCGCTTTCACTTCCAAGTACACCGCGTAAAGCGATTTCTAGCTTGCTTATTTCTGCTTCAGTTCTTGCAATCTCTGGAGCGGCCCTGCCTAAAGCGTTTAAACCTTTTGCAACTACAGCAATACCCGCTGCAATAGCTGCACCCTTTGGTCCCGCTAATGAGCCAAGCACTGCAGCCTGAGCAATATCTTGGCCCGGTAAATTTACAGTGGCTAGACCTGCGCCAACTGCTCTGCCTACATTGGTGCGTCTTCTAGCTGCTGCAGGTTCAGGACCAATTGGTTTTGAGTACTGCTGTGATTTAGCTAGCTCTGCATTTAGCTCTCGTTGCTTTTGTACACTTTCGCCTCTTTCCTGCGCTTCGCTTCTAGCAGCGTTTAATACAGCTTTATTTAAGCCAAGTAAACCTTGGGTTATGCCGTTTTGCTCGTTTAATCTTGCATTTTTAGCTCTTACTAAGTTGTTGACTCTTTCTTGTAAACTGCCTGTAAATTTTACCTTTTTTGCGGCTTCTCCGAATTGTTTTGTAGGTATTTTTATTTTATTAAAACTTAAAACTGCAGCTTCTGCTTCTTCGTTTAAAGTTTTAGTTAATCTCTTAAGGCGTCCTAGTCGTTTTTGGGCTTCGTTTAACTGCGGACCAAACTGCCCTGCAGTAAAGCCTGTAGGGCTAGGTCTTGTTACACGTTGTGAGGATTGTTGTGCAGCTCTTGCGTTATTTAATAACCTGTTTCTTTCTGCTAATTCTTGGTTGTAAGTTTCTTCTGCTGATATAAGGTTTTTTAATGCGGCACCGTACTCATCAGTGCCTCTAGCGGCATTGTTAAACTGTGTTCTTGATTCAGATAAAGCATCAGTAAAATTTTTAAAACTTGCTGTAAACTTGCCAAACTTTTCTTCTGTTTTATCTATTCTTTGGCTTATAACGCTTAAATTATCGCTAATAGCTTGTAGTTTTTGTGCGCCTCTTACGGCTATCTCAATATCAGCTCTGTATGCCACGATCCACAGCTGTCACGTCACTTTATATTCTACCCACAAAAACCCTACCTTCTACGGCGAGCTTTTTCCATTTCCTTCTCTTGGTCCTCGTTCAATATTTGGAAATAGGCGCTCCAGCCACTTAGCTCTTCGGCTGTCATTGTGGTGCGGACTTCGGTCAAGCTCATGCCAA